CGAGGCGGTCTTATTTAGACTTATTCTAAATTAGGGGCAGATGTTGCGCGGGCCATTTATTGGCCTACATTTGTCCCATCAACGAACAACAACACGCCATGAACACCTACACAACCACCCACAGCACCGGCAAAACTGCAACCCGCAAGAGCGAACACGATTACGCCTACGCCGGATGGATCACCACCAGCGATGGCCGCATTGAGTGCAAGGTGTTCTCAGCAACTTACGAAGGTGCCGCCAAAGGTGCCGCCCGCTGCATCACTTGGCCCGCTAAGTTCAACAAGAGCCGCAAGCCTGAGATTGCCCCCGGCAGCAGCTACGAAGTCACCCCTGTAACTAAGGGGTAAAACCCACAGGCCGGACCCGCTCCCCCATAGTTCCTTAAGTTGCAAGGGAGCGGGCCGGACCTAACCACACAACCAACACCATCACGAACATGAGCTACGACCCCGCTTGGCCCAACACCGCACGATACCCAGTAGACTTCACCGCACAGCTAACCATCAGCCGACCGACTGACACCACCCAAGAGACCATCCAGGAGACAGAGGAGAACGAACTCGACATCCTGTGCAAGATCATAGAAGACGCCGGATACACCGTCACCCTTAATGAATGCTACCTTCAAGCCAAATGAGCACCACCAACGACAACTTCGAAGCCCTCTGGGCACGCCTCAAGGAGTCTATCAGCGAACGCCGTGAACCCGAAGCCGTCTACACGATGGGTGGGCCACTGACCCGCAACTACTTCCGGTTCGATACCAGCGAGGTGGAGCTTGACGAAAAGGACAGCCACATGGTATCGGCACATGCCGGCATGAATAGGGCAACGCTGTCGGCATACGCCCGCAAGGAGGACCTCATCGCCATCGCTGAACACTGCCTGCTCCGCGCAGCACAATTCGACCAGCCATGAGCAACACAAAGAACACGGGAGGGCCAGCGTTTCCGATCCCTGAGAATTACTGCGCTCCCGGCATGACCCTCCGCGACCACTTCGCAGGGCTGGCGATGCAGGGACATTGGGCGTCTCAGACTGAGGAAAGTTGCTCGCTTGACTGGATGTGCAGCAACCCCGAACTAGCAGATGGGCAGCTTCGCATTGTAGCAAAGCTGGCATATGCAATGGCAGACGCCATGTTAATCGCCCGCGAACAATGAACACCATCACCCCCCCACGCCCCGCACGGTCCTTTGCCATCTGGGTGCGCTACCTGGCGATCTACCACCGATGCTATGTCTCAAGCCGTTCACCATTCAACCACGCCGCAGAATGAGCCTCACCAAGAACTCCGCCGCCTTCGACCGCTGGATGGAAGAAGACCGCGCCCTCGACGCATGCAGCTACCTACACTACCTTGAACACAAGTACTTCAATGGAGACAGCGACAGAGGAGATGGTCTGGTCCATCATCCAACGCCTACAATCGGCGGACGGCGACCACTTGTCACCACGCGCCGTAGCCCGTATCCACGCCATTATCGACGACTGTAAGGTCGACTACTTCCCAGACACGGACAGCCAGACCAACCAAGCCAAGTGGCTGGCCGATCGCATCGAACGCAACAGCGCGTAGAGGGCGGCGCTCAACAGCCCCACATCAACAACACCGATACAATGTCAGACAAGAAGAGTGAAGCCCAACAACTGATACTGAGGAACGTCCGCGTCAAGTACGCCAAGGTCATCCGACCCGGCAAGGCCTACGACGAGAGCCAGCCCGACCTCTGGTCCGTGAGCATGTACGTCACCGATGAGGACCGCGACAACCTCATGGCGCGAGGCATCAACCCCAAGGAGGACAAGGAGGGGTCCGAGTACTGGATCGCCAAGCGAAACACCGTGAGCCGCGAGAAGGCAGCGGTGACGCCGCCGGTCATCGTGACCTCCAACAAGATGCCGTGGGGCGGTGAGGACATCGGCAACGGGTCGGTGTGCAACATCGCCGTCACGCTGTTCCCGTGGGCCAAGAGCAAGACCCAGAAGGGGACGCTGCTGTACCTCAACGCCATCCAGGTGGTGAACCATGTGCCATACAGCTCAGGCGGTGGCGACGTGTTCGACGCGGTCGATGGGAACACCGATACGCCGGTCACCTTCTGACGTAACCGGGGGCGGCACATGGTCGCCCCCACCTACGCCCATGATCTGGCCCATCATCATCGGCATGGTCCGCGCCGCAGTGCAGGACGCCGAGCGACGCATCAACCAACGCATCGGACGGTGGCTCTCGCCGCGCCGATACAAGTAACCACCCACCATGACAGACCCGAAGTACTTCAACGTCCGTGAGGTGCGCTGCTGGATCACGGGCGGCAAGCCCAAGCACAAGGAGCGACAGCCCGACACCCGCCAGCGCAAGCGGCACAACACTTGGAACAGCCATGTATAGCATCACCGTCCCCAGCGACTGCCACCTGCCCACCGACAAGGTCTGGACGCCGGAGCCAGGCTCCAAGGAGTACCAGAAGCGATGGGACGGGTGGCGTCCCAACTTCGAGCCGGACGCCCTCGACCTGTTCGCCCGCGCCGCCGACCTGCTCAAGCACAGCAGGCCCATCGTCATCAAGCTGTCGGGTCCCAAGAAGTACACGCCCCTCAAGACGCACTGGTCGTCCAACGTCATGTGCATGCACGGATCAGCCGATGCCGACAACGTGGTGTCCGGTGAGGTCTTCAACCTGGTGCCCGAGGATGAGCGGTGCCGGTCATGCGAGTATTGGTTCCTCAACGCATAGAAGTATTATACTTGCACCACGCTGGGCCAGCAGCAATGAACAACAAGAACCAAACACCTTGCGCCCCTATGGGCACCCGATACACCCTGGCCGGTGTGGACGGTGAACATGGGGGCGCAAACCTTTCATAACATGAAGCAGCTAAGAGTTTTCACTGACAAGATCGACCTCGTACACGTTGAAACCGTAATAGGGTCAGGGTACGAGGAGCAGGTGGCAAAACTTGCCATCGAGGACAAGGTGGCCTATCGTGCCGCACGTAAGAACATGCAGATCCATTCTGCCATCATTCTGAAGATCAATGATGAGTTCGCCGGGTTCTTTACATTCCAAGTGAACCACGATGCACAGGAGTTTTGTCTCCTTCAGTCGGCAATGTCGCTGGACAAAAAGGACAAGGCCATCTATTCAATGATGGTTCAGGAGATTATTAAGAAGAACACCTACGGATACCCGATGGTGATGACGGTCAGCCAAAAGCACGACTTAGAGTGCCCTGCCGTGTTCAAGGCCGTGGGATTCATTGAGTACCTGAACTTGAGCGGCTACTCTTACATGGTGTACGGGTCAATGGAGCAGATTCGCATGAAGCGCCTTGCACATGCCACCATGACCAACGTGTGGAACAGCACTAAGGGCGATTGGCTGAAGATGAAAAAGGAATGGAACGCCAAGATTGAGGCCGCTGGTGCCCGAAATGGTGTGACCAATCCAAAGTATGCATCTCGTGAGGGGGCGTGGATGGGCGATAACGGCATGTCGAACGTGGTGCTTGCCACACAGGAGATCGACGAAGAGGGGAAGGTGGTGAACGTCAAGGGCAAGTCATTCAACGGTAACGTGTCCGTACTTGACCCTGTGGCCTGTGAGGTTGTGCTGCGGTTCTTTATGCCCAAGGATGGGCTGCGGGTTTACAATCCTTTCGGGGGCGGTGTGCAGTTCGGCTTTGTTACCGGAGACTGCGGGTACGACTACCTGTCCAGCGAGATCCGTCAGAACCAATGTGATGCCAACAACGCAATCTGCAAGGACTTCAATAACGTCCGCTGGCACCGTTCGGACAGTTCGCAGTACAGGCCCGAAGTGAAGTTCGATCTTGTGTTCACCTGCCCCCCATACTACCAAGTTGAGGACTACCTGGACTATGACGGCAAGCCGCCAGCTGGCGAACTGAACGCCATCCCGACCTATGATGAGTTTCGCGATACGCTGTTTGAGGGATACAAGCACGCCATCGACGCGCTGAACGATAACTGCTTCTTTGTGGTAATGACAGGCGACAGCCGCGACAAGAACGGGGCCTACTACGGGTGCGAAGCCGAACACGAAATCTTCTTTAAGCAGCATGGTTTACACATCTATAACAAGATTGTGTACCTTGAGTGTGAGTTCACACGCCTTGCCCACGCCAAGCGCACGCTGCATTACCGAAAGTTCCCCAAGCGCGAACAGAAGATCCTTGTGTTCTACAAGGGCGACATGAGCAAGATCAAGGACCGCCACGTCAATATCGGACGGCTGTAATGGCTTCATATTCGCCACGCATAACGCTGACAAGGAACTCACGTGGCATCTATTCGCTGGATACGGTGATGGGGTGCGCCAGCGGGATGGCTAACGAGCCGGGTGGGTGCTATGGCGATTGCTATTCAGCCAACGCAGCCCGCAGGTATGGCCGTGACTTCAGCGTCAATGTGTTGAGGTACTTTGAAAGTGAGGCGCACAGGCGCAGCATAGTTGCCCGCATCAATAGGATACGGCTGGACTTTGTTCGGATCGGGTCAAGTGGCGACCCTTCAGAGGATTGGGCGCACACGGTGAACATCCTGCGGGGGATTGACAAGTGCAACAGGCAGATAGTTATCATCACACGCCATTGGCACACGCTTACTAATGAGCAGTTGGCGTACTTTGGAACGATTAACGTGGTGGTCAACACGTCCGTGTCAGCACTGGACAAGCCGCATGTTAGGGACCATTGCGTAGCACAGTACGAAAGGATGAAGCCGTATTGCAAGTCTATCCTTCGGGTTGTGTCATGTGACTTCAATATCAACAACGAGCGCGGGCATTTGATGGCCCGCGCTCAATCTGAACTGTTCAAGCATGACGCAACGATAGACACGGTGTTTCGGCCAAGCAAGCGCAACCCGTTGGTAACTGACGGTGTGGTTAATGTGGCCCGGTCTCGGTTCATGGATGGTGTCTCACTTGTGAGCAAGCACAACCCCAGCGCATACATGGGCAAGTGCTCTACATGCCATGAGATGTGCGGATTGAATGTCACTGCAAAAGATGCACGGCATCCGACAAAGCCAGGTGTGGTAAAGCAGCTTGGATTTTTCCGAAAAAAGACATGGTAACAGCATTTAAGAACTACAACGAGACCCACGCCCCGTTCCATCGCCAGCGGAGGACATCCTTCGCCGAATTAAAAAAGTGAAGTACGCCGCCGAGGTGGAGCGGAGGGCGGAGAGCTTCCTTGCCAACATCATCGAGACCGAAGGATAGGCCTATATTTGAACGCTGCCAAAAGGGAGCCGCTGGTGTCAGACAGCGATGAAAACGCCACTTCATACCGCCCCAATGGGAACGCCATCCGCTGACACGGACGGCAAGTACCTGCGGGGCGCCCCCTTTTTACACATGCTCAACGCTTTACACTTTACACTTCGCTCCTTATAC